CGACCATATCGGCCATCTCTTCTGCATTGCCTGCCAGCCAGTCGCGAATAATGGGATCCATCATATCTCTGTTCATTTCGTACATTTTAATTTCCTCCCCGGCTTTCGCCTTGCTTTATCTTATGGCTTTATTATACACGCAATGCGTGTAAATGTCAAGAGGAAAATAAAAAATTAAAAAAATAAATGGTACATAAATGGTACACAGACGTCCCGCAAATGTCCCCCAGCGGAGCGGGGGGAAACGGTAGACTAAGGATAGGAGCTGGCCAGCTTACTTACTTTTACCGGAGGATTTTATATGGAATACGCAAGTAAGGGACTCGCAGGGACTGCGCTGGGCTTTGGCATCGGCGGCGCCGCGCTGGGTCTGGCAAACGGCGGGCTCGGCAATCTGCTGGGCGGCATCGGACAGAACAACAAGCCGGCAGCCGCTGACATCGCTGCGGCGGTCACGCCTGCCATGACGGTCGCCGCCATGCTCGCCGCACGGCAGCAGGAGCCGACGTGCAGCGAGAACATGCCGGTCACGCGCTACGATCTTGAACGGGAGCAGAAGCTGGCCGCGAAGGACAGCGAGATCGCGCTGCTCAAGGCCAACACGTACAACGACGGCAAGATGCTGGAGATGTACGGTTATATCGACGGGCAGCTCAAGGACGTCCGTGAGGCGCTGTGCAAGCAGGCCGTCCACAACCAGCGCACCGAGGACAGCTTCGCGCTGGTCAAGCAGGACGTCGAGTCCGTCCGCAAGGAAGCGCTTGATGCGGTCAAGATGGAGGCCGAGCGCCGCTGCTGCGGTGATAACTCCATCGTCACCTACGTCAACGCGACCTTTTATCCCAAGCAGGTCGCCGACGTCACCACGGGCACCGCGACCACGGCGCAGTCGCTCTACAACCCGATCCCGAAGTGCGGCGGGTGCTGCAACGGCTAAACGCAAGGGGCGGCAATAGCCGCCCCATCCTTAAAGGAGGAAATCTGCAATGACAGTGACGATAGATCAGGCCATGCGCGGAGCGATGCGCTACGCAGACAATGAGGTCATCCCGCACCTGCCGGGCGGCAAGGGCATCGGGGCCGGGATCATGCTGGCGCTCATCATGGAGGGCAGCCGCGAAAAGATCCTTGCGCTGCGCGAGAATCCGGCGGTCAAGATGATGCAGATCTTTGACGACGCCGGGAACATCGATTTCGACAAGCTCTACAACGCGGCCAGGCCGCGCTTTGAAAACAAGCTGACCGTATCCGTCCCGCTGCTGGGCGATATGCGGTTTGACCAGAACGACGTCGATAAACTCTACCGGTATATCCAGGAGGCATGACGAGATGAAAGAATATATCGAAAAGCTTTACACAAAGCTGCACGAGGCCATGGAGAAACCCGTGACGCTGGGCAGCGCGGAGGAAGTCGGACTGTACGCGAAGACGATCTGCAGGCTCGAAAAGCTGCACGGGCACCACGACGAGCCGGAGACGGCCGCATTTGATCGCGAAACGGCGATGCAGTGGGCAGCCCACATGCAAAACGCCGACGGCACGACCGGCCCGCACTGGACGATGGAACAGACAACGGCCGTGGCCGAGAGCATGGGCATTCAGCCAAACGAGATCCCACGCTGGGCGTGGGGCGTGACGCTCAACATGATGTACTCGGACTACTACCCCGTCGCCGTAGAGTTTGGACTCAACCGCCCAGAGTTTTACGCCGCTCTGGCCAAGGCGTTTTTGTGCGATAAGGACGGGCCGGGACCGGAGCGCAAGCTCATGGCGTATTATGAGCATATTGCAAAATAGGCAATTAGCCGGTACACATGAATGAAACCCGTGTAATTGAGGATCTCAATTACACGGGTTTTTTGATTTTTGTTTGGAAGGCGGGGGATCAATCTGTGAGGGGGTACAGGGTGACGCGCATGTCGCTGCCGGCTTTGCTGTAGGATTTGGACTGTTTGTGGTAGACGATCTTTTGCAGGACGGTTTTCAGCAGATCGTTCTGCTCCTGCACAGATCCGGCGAGAGGGTAGGTTTCGAGCACGTGGCGGACGGCAGGGGCGAGACGGGCACGCGCCTGCTTTGCACGGTCGATATCGTCAATGGCACGCTGGGTCTCATCAATGCGCGAAAGGATAGCCAGCTTGTCGGCTGCCAGCGACTGCGAGCGCTGGAGGAAAACCTCAGGCGTGTAGACGCCGGTCTCGACAAATTCGTAGGCGCGGGTTTCCTGCGCCTCCAGTTTGGCAAGCTGCTTTTGATCGGCGGAAATGGCGGAGGACAGGGCGCTGAGAAGAGAACTGTCATCCGCGGAAGCGGCTTCGCCGACCTCCAACTCATGCAACCAACCGCGGAGCGCATCGAGAACAGCTGCCTCAACCTCGTCGTACCATGCGCTGACGGTGGTGCAGCCATACGAGGGGCACAGAAATGTGTCTTTTCGGCCACCGGATGTCGCCCGGCGGACCATGATGCGGCCGCACTGGTCACAGCGCACGAGGCCAGCAAGACTGGTCGCGGTTTTCCATGCGCCCTTTCCGCGCGGGCTGGCTGTGGAATAACTCAGGGCAACGGCCCGGTCGAACTGCTCCTGCGAGATAAGCCCGTTGTGCAGGCCCTTGTGAAGCGTCAGATCCTCAATTCTGGCGCGGGGGCGGCTGACGACGACGGAGCCGTCGACGATATGCTTGATCTCCGGGCGCCCCTTGCTCTTGATCCAGCCAGCGTTTGCCGGATTGCGCAGGACCTCAAGGATGGCGCTGGCAGTCCAGCGGCTGCCGGTATTTGTTTGGACACCGAGACGATTCAGGCGCGTGGCGATCGCAGACGAGCCGACACGGACGCAGCCATCGCCGGTGTACCAGTCGTAGATCTGCCGCAGGATCGGGGCCTGCTCCGGATGTGGGACGAGCATGTAGCCTTTATCGTTCGGGATCTTCTCCCGCAGCCAGCCGAAGGGCGTCTTGCCGGAGATCCATTTCCCCTCGCGGATGGACGCCTCTTTGCCGCGTGTCAGGCGACGCTTGATGGTGTTGTACTCGCGGCGGGACATAAAAAGTCCGAACTCAAAGTACTCCTCGTCCATATCATTGTTTGGATCGTAGGACTTATTCGGCGTGATGATCATGGTGTTGGAGTACTTAAAGGTCTGCGCAATGATGCCCTGGTCGATTGTGTCGCCGCGGGCAAGACGCTCGACCTCCATGACCAGGACGCCTGCGTACGCGCCGGTCTCCACAAGCTGTAGCACCTTTTGCACCTCCGGCCGGACGGCGATGGAATCACCGGTCACGACCTCCTCACAGATCTCAACGATATTAAGACCGCGGCTCTCGGCAAGAGACAGAAGCGCGGCTCTGTGCCGCTTGAGCGTGTCGGTCTGGCCGAGGGCTTCGGCGTCCATGTCTTTCCGGGACTTGCGAAGGTAAATGATATACTGCGAGAGCGGGTCGGCGATTTTCCAGGTAGATGTAAATTTCATAAGCAGATTCTCACCACTGCGGCAGGCGGTTATACGGGCACAAAGGATGCAAGCGCGGAGGCGCGGACCCAGCCGATATTGGGATTACAAAGGTCGACGAGGAGCGCCAGAAGCGAGACGAGAACGATGCACACAAGCACGCCGATCAAAACATCCTTGCGCCGCGCCTCGACGGACTTCTGGCGGATGATCTGTTCCTGCTTGGAAATGATCGCTTTAGCATGCTTGAGCCGCAGCTCAAGCTCGGCGATGCGCGGCATTTTATCCGGCTGGTCCAGCAGCACGGCGCTGTCCGTGTCCATCGCGTCCGCGATCCGGTGCAGAGCGGACGAAGGGACGTCGCAGCCGCGCTCATAGCGCGAGAGGCTGGCGACGGAAACGCCGGAGGCGTCGGACAGATCGTTCAGCGTCATGCCGCGAGACAAACGCTCTGAACGGATGCGATTTTCACAGGTTTCCAAGGTTTCCACGATCCTTTCCAAAAATGAAAATCCAGAAAATGCGGATTTCTCAAAAAATCTCATAAATTCTCATAACTGGTAGTTGCTGAAAACGAAAAACAGGCATACGCTGGAAGCGCAAGGACGGCTCCCGGTCGCCTGCGCAAGCAAAAGCCCGCGCCGTTGTTCGGCCAGCGGCGCGGGCGACATCTCAAAAACCAAGCGCGTACATGAGGCCGGGGATGACGCGGACGAACAGGAAGCAGCCAGCGCAAAGCGCAAGGGCAATGACGATGATAACTTTCCTGACTCTGCGGGGACCAGCGACGGCGGACTCGTATTCCTCAGGCGTCATGCCATCCGTGTACTCATCGTAGAGCGGGCGCCCGGCGTCGTCTGTGAACTTGTTATCATAGATCCGGCAGAAGTCGACCAATGTGCCGATACCACAAAAGCCAAGCGTGATAAGCCAGAGCAGACCCGTCCAGATCTTGCCTACATAAAACCGGTGCGCCCCAAGGCCACCAAGAAAAATGCAAAGCAGCAGAGCAGTCGAGCGCTTTTTCCGCGCCGGTGCGGCCTGCACCTGCACGCGGGCCTCCGCCTTTGCCTGATCGCGGATATAATTCAAGGTGCCGCAGCCGCAGTGCGGGCAGATCAGAGCCTCGTCGTCGATCTCTTTACCGCATTTGTTACAGTACATAGTTACTCCTCCACGTGGCTGGCGGCCTGCTGGACGATAGGATCGGACGCGCGATAAGAGCGGATGGCGGAAATGTTATCCGCAAGGTGTAAAAGGCCGATCCACGCAGCGACCGCAAGCAGGCAGGAGACCGAAACAAGGGCAAACTTCTGCCAGATACGTCGCATGGCAAAACCTCCAGTTTGACATATAAATTTTTGTAGGCTCTCATAATTGTAATTATAGAACACATGTTCTAATATAATTATGCGAGCGGGGATAAATCATCCTACAAATATTGTAAGCCAAGGAAAAGGAACGCGCAACCGGAAAAATGAACAAAAAATGAACGGCCTTTTTGTGGAAGAATGGAGGAACGTATGGAACTGACACGATCAGAACTGATGCAGGAGATCAGAAAACTGCTGCGGCAGGCCACAGAAGCGGAGCTTGATCTTGTGTGGCGCTTTGTGCGGTCGCTGGTCGCATAGACCGGAAGCACAAAAAATGAGGCGAGGACGGTTATTCGTCCTCGGCCATTTTTTTTGCAATATCGGCGAGCAGCTGCCATTCGTCAACGCTGAGCTTGCTGATGATCGATACAAACCGCTTGCGCGGCGAGTCGTCCGGGTCGTGCATGACGACACCCATGAACTCGGCGATCTCCTGATTCCTCGTAAGCTTCTGCTTCATTTCGCCATCGCCAGTACGGAGCCAGGCCTCATTGATATTAAACTCTCGACAGATCAGTTTAATAAACGGCTCGTTCGGCGTGGTCTTCTCGCCCTCGAGATTTGTAATCACACCGCGCGTTGTGCCGAGACGCTCCGCAAAGTCAGTTTGAGAGAGCCCGGAAATCTTGCGAATCTCTTTGATCCGATCGTTGATTGTCATACGTATTACCTCCTTGACTATATTATACACGAGGCAAGTGTATTGTCAATACAAAAACGGTAAAAATATTTTGCATAAATGTATTGACAAAACACAAAAAGGGTGGTACAGTGTAGTCACAATACAAAACGCGGCAGTAAATTGTCGTGACAATGCGAGGTGGGAACAATGTCCGAAAAAGAAAAGCAGGTCATGGAAAGCCTGAGCAAGAATACTGAGAAGCTGACACCGGCACAGATGCAGCGTCTGAGCGATATCGCCTATGGCATGGCGCTGGCAAAGGAAGCCAAGCAGGAGCCCGAGCAGGACAAGCAAACTGCGTAAAGCTGAAAAATCTGGAAAAACTAGAGCCGGAAGGAGGCTGAACCATGCGAAAACCGTATGACCCGATCGCGGACGAAGAGCCGCACATCGTGGCCGAGTATCATTTCCCAAACTGCACGGCGTATATCGCCGACAACTACCTGCGTCGGCTGACGCCGGAGCAGAAGGAAGCGAACCGGCAGGCCGCGCGGCGCGCGGCCTGGAGGATCCTTGAGAACGCCATAGCGGAAGGCCGCCTGCCGGCAGCTGAAAATTAAACGCGCCGGAAGGCGCGTACATAGGAGTCGATATTATGGCAAACGTCAAGACCTACACCCTGACGCTGGATGCGCAGGAGCTGCATGATCTGATCGAGGCGGCGCTGGTCTGTGAGTGCCAGGCGGCGCAGATCATAAACGGGCTGAAGCGCAAGGGGCTTGACCTGGACGCGCAGAAGCTCGAGACGCAAAACGCCCGTCTGGCGCGGCTCGTCAGGAAGATGCAGGAAGCGAAGGAGGATAAGCGGAATGGTTAAGCTGATGCTTACAACTGAGCAATGGGTCAACCTGAAATTTACGGTGGCCCTCGCGTCGATCAACGCACAATATAAGGCGAACGTTTACGCGAGCCGCGTTGCAGAGGCAACTGGAGCATACAAGGAGACTGTTGCAGATATCGCGGAAAGCTACAGAAAAGAGGCCGAGATGTGCGAACGAATGGAGGCGCTGGTAAAATCAGCGGAATTTGCGCCGGATACGAAGGAGGAAGCAACATGCGGAATCTGATTCTCAGCGGGGACGACTGGTTTGAGCTGAAGCACACGCTGGAGCTGCTTGTGATCACAACCAACAATGCAGCCAATGAGCATGAGGCCATGGCCGCGCACGAGGTGTATGAGGAGCTTGCCGAGCGTGCCGCGAACCTCGCAAAGCGCGACCGGGAAAGGCTGGAGATATACAGGAGGCTTTTTGAGCTGGTAGAATCGGCAGAACGTCTGCCAGATACGAAGGAGGACGCAGAATGAGAACCAACCTTGCGGAGCGGCTCGGGCTTGAGCCGGAGGAAGAGACGAGAGAGCGGCAGGAGCGGCTGCTGGAGGAGCTGCGGTACCGGGAGGCCATGCGGCGGGTGGCGAAGACCTGCTGCGTGTGGCTGGGCGGCGCGGCCTTTGTGTTTGCCGTGATCGCCGGATATGCGGAAATGAAGGACGCCTGCGTCGTGACCGGCGCGATCGCGCTGGGCCTGACGACCTACGGGATCCTGTGAAGCCGGTGAAGGACGAGCCGAAGATCCCGGTCGAGCTCCGGCCGGATCAGCTGGCCGACATCATCGACGCCGTCCTCGCCTTTGCCGATGACTGCGCCAACGACAGGGAGATCCTGCAGAGCATGCCGCGCGTCGACCGGGACACGGTCGAAGACCTGCTGCAGCGCGAGACGGCGCTGCAAACGCTCGCGGCATGGCTGCAGCACGTACAGGAGGAAGCGGAGTGAATTACTTTGCGCCGCGCATGCGGCCGGGACTGCCCGGACCGCAGCGGCACATGCCGCGCCGGGTGCTGCACCTGGACGCTCTACGAGAGCATTCGGAACCACATCTACGATGTAAACCACAGAGACAGGGACAGCCTGCAGCCCGATCTTGCAGCGGGAAAGCAGATGGTCCATGCCGACAACCAGATAAGGAGGCGCAAACACATTGCGAAATAGCATCGATTACCCCGGCGAGCGGGCGTCGCGGCGCCCCGCCGTGATCGCCCAGGCCGGATACACCGGCCAGAACCACTTTTACGTTACATATGGAGACCAGGAAGTAACCGTCCGCGCCGAGGACGGCTATGCGGCCCTTTTCACCGCCGCCAAGCACTGGGGCTATAAATTCACCCGCCCGGAGTACCACCAGAACGCCCGCGCAACCAAGCTCCACTACACGCCGGACACCCGGCCGGGGGCGCTGGCATGAGGTTTGTGTGTGACGCCTGCCAGGATATCACGAACATCGAGGCCGACCGAATGGAGATCCAGGGCGACAAGCTGATGGTCTACAGCCGCGGGCGGCTGGTGTACGTTGCGGATCTGGGGCAGATCATGCTAGCCAAGCTTACGCCGGGGAGGGAGGACGGCAATGGACTTAGAACAAACCGCGATTGAGCGGCTGCGGATGGCCTCGGATATGAGCCTGCGCCTGTACAAGCAGCCGATTGTGATTACATACTCGGGCGGCAAGGACTCGGACGTGCTTTTGCATCTGGCGGGCAAAGCCGGTATCCAGTATGAGGTTTTGCATTCGCTGACCACGGCGGACGCGCCGGAGACTGTCTGGCATGTGCGGGATACCTTCCGCCGCTTGGAGCTGGCTGGCGTAAAATGCGACATCGATACGCACCGGACGCCGGACGGCGGGAACGTGACGATGTGGAACCTGATCCCGCGCAAGCTGATGCCGCCGACACGCCTGGTGCGCTACTGCTGCGCAGAACTCAAAGAAGGCGGTGGGAAAGGAAGATGGATTGCAACTGGCGTTCGCTGGGCGGAATCACAAAAGCGGAAATCTCGCGGCGTTATGGAAGCACTGCATAAGAGCAAGGACAAGCGGCTGACGCTGATGAACGACAATGACGAAAGCCGCATGCTGATGGAAAACTGCCAGCTCAAGGGGACGCGGACGATCAATCCAATCATCGACTGGACGGAATCTGATGTGTTGGACTACGCATCTGCCGAAAAGATCTGCATGAATCCGCTGTATGAATGCGGATGGAAGCGCGTGGGGTGCATTGGGTGCCCAATGGCAGGCAAGCACCGGAAGGTGGAGTTTGCACGCTATCCAAAGATCAAGGCCGCGTATATCCGAGCGTTCGGCAGGATGCTGGACGAACGGCGCAAGCGAGATCTTCCGTGTGAGTGGCAGACCGGCGAGGACGTGATGCACTGGTGGCTCGAAGACGGCGTTCTGCCTGGGCAGATGGTATTTGAAGGGATGGAGGATGAAACATGACAAGTGATGAAATCGTGAAGGCACTGCGGTGCTGCGCGAAGGGGCTTGGGCACGACGACGCGTGCGAAAACTGCAAGGTCGGAGAAACCCAAGATCGGCATGGCATAAACGCTAATGAAATCGGCAAGACCGTATTCCTGACCCGCGAGGAGACCGAGCGGGCGATGGAGGGCAAGCGGAATGCGTGAGATATTATTTCGTGGGAAAGACCCCGAGAGTGGAACATGGTACGAGGGGTACTACATGGCTCTTTCGGATACGGCCTATTGCTTCCAAGAGGACTATGCCGCACACCCGGACAACACCAAACATTACATCGTTTTTGACCGGATGACCGACTGGGGACTTCCGAACCAGCATTTGAGAGTGGATGTAGACCCTGTGACTGTCGGACAATACACCGGGCTAAAGGACACGAATGGTAAGAAGATTTTCGAGGGTGACCTCGTGATTTCGACAAATCCGCGGCGGCTCTCAAACAAGCCGGAATTAGTGAAATATAACCCGTCGAGCGGATATTGGATGTGCGATCCACGCAGAGGCCCGCTTGTAGTTGGCAATGTATACGACAATCTGATGGGGGGTGAAACGGAATGAGTAAAGCCGTACTTATCAGCATTCGCCCGGAGTGGTGCGAGAAGATCATAAGCGGTGAGAAAACGATCGAGGTGCGCAAGACGCGCCCGAAGATGAACCCACCGTTTAAGTGCTACATTTACCGTTCGGTTCAGGGCGGCGTCATCGGCGAGTTTGTATGCGACGACATTTTTGCAAGGATCGTCAGAGTAGGAGCAATCTGTGAACCGCCGAAATATTGCATCTGCGATTGGAACATGGACTGCACACCACTTGATACGATTCTTGCAGATGCCTGCCTGACAAAAGACGAGCTGGAGAAGTATCTGGACGGCGGCGTCGGCTACGGATGGCACATATCCAACCTCAAGATTTACGATACGCCGCGCGAATTGCGGGAATTTTACGCTGTGCCAAATGAGGTAGAGGTAGCGCTCAAGGCAAAACCCAAGCCAATCACACGCCCACCCCAGAGCTGGCGGTATGTGGAGGCAGAGCTGTGAAGATTTACATAGCCGGTAAAATCACCGGAGACCCGAATTACAAGATGAAATTCCGCATGGCGGCAAAGCACATACAGGAGCTGTATCCTCTCGCGGTGATCTTGAATCCGGCGGAACTTCCGGAAGGGCTGACACCGAAGGACTACATGCGGCTGTGCTTCGGGATGATCGATGCGGCGGATATTTTGTTCGCGCTGCCGGATGCGAAGGAAAGCAAGGGTGCAAAGTTGGAAATTGCGTATTGCAGATATGTTGAGAAAGGGGTTTTGAAATGGAACGACTGACAAGTCCTAATATCAACGTCGACCCGGGCACCGACCAATTTCTACACGCCGCGATCGGCGGCAAGGAAATCGACTGGAAGCAGAGCCGGGACAGCACGCTCAACGTGCTGATCAACGGCCCAACGAGCAACGGCTTTGGCAAGGATATTTTCCGCAAGATGGCCCGCGATCTGTACGGACGGCTGAAAGCCTACGAGGACATTGCCGAGCTGTGCGGCGGGTTTGACCGCCTCCGCGAGCTTGCCGAGGCCGACAAGGACGGGCGGCTGGTGGTGCTGCCGTGCAAGGTGGGCGATACGCTATGGGTGACTGGCCGTGACAATGTGCCGCGAGAAATGGAGCTTGAAGCCCCGGACATCAGAACTGTTTGCACGGATGAGGATAATCTGTGTATGTCAACGTGCAATCGCAAGCCGGACGGGTTCTGCACGTATCGTCTGCGTAATGATGGCGCAGACATCGGCAAAACCGTATTTTTGACCCGCGAGGAAGCCGAGCGGGCGTTGGAGGTAAGTGATGGGAAACGTAAACTGCCTGAGATGTAGATTCAGACACCTAGACAACGGAAATTGCACGGCAACTGGTGGGTTCTGCACAGCCGTTCCCGCAGCACACTGTCCGTTGCTGGAGGATTACTTGGACACAAAACTCGCTCCTACTGAGATCCACAGTCTATGGGGCGAGTGGCAAGCGATGCTTTCTGTGCTCAACAGCATTGGCAGCTACGAACGACTTCGTGAGCTTGCCGAGGCCGACAAGGAAGGGCGCGTGGTGGTGCTGCCGTGCAAAGTAGGTGATGTTCTTTATGCTGCAGAAACAGACCCTATAATTCCTCTGCACGTTATGGCGGTTGCAATTTATTTGGAAGTGGAAGGCGAAGCCTACGGAGATTATGAGCGAAAAATCGGTGAGGTCATGAAAAAAATCATAGAGATGTTCGGCGTGCCAGAGGGGGAACTTTGAAATGGTGTATTACATAAAAGATCAGGACCTGCTCGACCTTCTTGATGAGAACGGCAGATCGATACTGACCGCCGCAAAAATCAACAGACTGGAGAAAGTCTGCTTCCCGGCAGAACTGCACGTCGGAGATCGCGCGTGGAAAAAGGCTATGAGCATCCTCGATAAGAAATACGCGGAAGCGAAAAAGCTGCCGTTCGTCCGTGACCCGCTGGCATGGGCACTGTATCACACTTGGAGGGAGTTTGACGATGGAAAACGTTGCGACTGAAGAATTTATCAGCAGAACTGATACGCTGAAAGACTTTGAGGAATGCAACAAAGCCAACCAGAACTGGACACCTCAGCGGGTGAAAACGCTCCTGCTGCGCCAGCCCACCGCCGACGTTGCGGAGGTGGTGCGGTGCAAGGACTGCAAGCATCGGACTGAAGCGGGCAACTGTGGACATCCGCGCCACCATGGGATTTTGCCATCGGCATATCCATACGATTTTTGCAGCTGCGGCGAATATCAGACAAATACGGGAGGCGCGACTGAATGAGCGGACTGCGGTTTGAATCCATGGCGGACATGCCGTTGAGGATGCGGGAGCTTTATGCACGGCAGCAGATGCCGGGGGCTGACGCGGGGCCGAAGAAGGGCACGAAGTATCACAGTACGCCAGCCGAGCGGGCCGGGGTTCGGTTCGACAGCCAGAAGGAGGCACGCAGGTATGATGAGCTGATGACCATGCTGCGGGCCGGGATCATCACGGAGCTGCGGCTGCAGCCGCAATTCACGCTGCAGGAATCTTATGTGACAGAGACCGGAGAGCGAATCCGCGCGATCCGGTACACGGCGGACTTTTCGTACCGCTTCGGCGGCAAGCTGGTCGTCGAGGACGTCAAGTCCATGGCGACGCGGACGAAGGAGTATCTGCGCAACAAAAAATTCATGCGATCCAAATACGGGATCGATATACAGGAGGTTTGAGCATGGACGACGAAAAAAACGAGCAGTGCATGCTGCCAAAGAGCGCCAGATCCTGCATGATGGCAGCACTGGGCAGTGAATTTTGCGAGGGCTGCGGCTGGAACGCGGCTGAGCAGGCCCGAAGAAAGACCCTGCCGCTTGAGCAGGGAGAGGATGGCAAGTATGGCAAGCACGTAGGTGTGCAGCCGGGCTGCCAGAAACCACAGCAATCAGCCGGGGATACATAATTTTTGTGGGCTTATGCCGCCGACGCTTTGCCATGAGACACCGGCGGAAGGATCACCCCGGCTTTGCGTCAGAAGAAGCCTGTTCCATTCCGCTTCCGGCGAAAGCCGAAAGCTCCATATCCGCAGGCTCCTTCTTCCTTTCCGATTCCGACCCGCGATGCTGGGCTCGGAATCGGCTGGGGATTCCCGCCCGCAGGACCCCTCAAGCCTGCGGGCGGGGATAAAACGGTGTGGAACGTGCCGGAAAACGTTACCCCACTCCCGGGCTTTACGCACCCGGGGGCATGGTGAACCTCCCTCAAAAGCAGCCCGACGCAGACAAGGGCGGCTCGCCCGCGCAGGATCGGACTTGGGGCAGCGCGGGCGCAGGCGGTGCGAGGCCGTCCACTGCCGGGGGCCGGGATACCGGCCCCTGACCAAAGAAAGGACAGAAAGCCATGGAACAATACGTGGAACTGAAATGCGAGCTGTGCGGGAAGAAGTTTCTGCGGACGCTCGGAAAGGCAAACGAGAATAAGAGCGGGAGGTATTATTGCAGCCGCTCCTGCGCGTCGATCGCGCAGCACATAGAGCGGCGCGCCAGAATGGCTGCGATGAACACGACGCCGGAGCCACAGAAGCCGGAGGAGCCGCGCCGCCTGCCGCACACGATGGTGCGCATCCGCATCATATGCAAAGTGCCGGTCGACCCGGAATACCAGCCGACCGTCGGATCGGAGCATGCCGCAGAAAAGTACGGCCCGAACAAACTCAAAAACGCAGGATATGTGATCCAGTCCGGTGGAAAACGGATCAATATCCGCGCCAATGAGTGCGTGGAAATCTGAAAGGAGCATCAAAATGGCAGAAATCATGGGCGCGTTTGCGCACGACCTAGACAATTTTGTCGCATACTACGAAAAACAGCAATGGGATACCAGCTTCCGCGGCGAGCAATACCCGCCGCGCATCGTCATGGAGCAGTCCACGCCGCCGCTCTTCGAAGTGGGGGCGGACGGTGCAAAGACGCTGGTGCCTAATCCGACAATTCAGATTATTGGTCGACCGGAGACTGAGGTTGTTACGACCGGCAAACTGCAGATCAGCAAAAAGGATTTCACAAATCTGACCAACCGCGCCGCTGCTCTGCTGGAGCTGTTCCTGCACGGCTTTATGCAGGAGCGAAAGGAAATGGAGGCGGAGCAGGAATGATTTTGCTGGAATGCACAGCCTCAATGCGCGACGGCGATCGGGAAAAGCTTCAGGAGCAGCTTGCGGCGGAGATCGGGCAGCCAGTCGTTCTTCTGCCGAACAGCGTATCGCGAGCGAAAGAGCGGAATATCCTATTTCTTTGCGACAGAAAGGCGTGCGAGAAATGCAGCTATCCAACGTGCAGGCATACGCCGGAGCTGGAACACGCCAGAAATTTTGCACCAGCAGGATTTACAAAGCGCACGGACGGCGTGTGGGTAGAGCAGGAGGGCGTAACGATGGAAGTGAAGATCAATCAGGACAAACTAGAAAAGAGGCTGATTGAAGCAATGAGGGAGGCGATGGGGCTTGAAGAAGAAAAACGCAGTCCGCATGGTCTGGCGCTGGGATGATATCTTCCGTGTCTACCGCTGCCCATACTGCGGCAGACCGGAGAAACCGTGCTTCGAGCTCTGGGAAAAAGGCGGTTTGAAAAAGAGCCTGCCGAGCCGCTGCACATACTGCGAAGGAGAATTGGAAGGAGTGGAAGGAGAAGAAAATGATCATTGAGATTTTTGAGCTTGCTGCTGCGCTGGAGTGGATCGCGCTGGGCGTGCTGGTGTTTTTCAAACTGCGGAGCCTGAAACGTCAGGCAGAAGTAGTGCTCGAGACACTGGACGCCGCAGTCTGGAAAAGCATCAAACAAGAAGAGGAGGTCTGGCGCAAGAACACCCCGAACGAGATTAGGGCAGCGTTCGGCTTTCCGCCGATAACGCCAACAGAATACACAGAAATGAAAATACGCGAGAAAACTGATCGTTGAAATTGTGGCCGGAATCTCCGGCCACGCTTTGAGCGGGCAGAAAAGGAGAAAATCGACATGAACATTGCGTACAACATGGACTGTATGGAGTATATGCGGACGCTACAGGACAAGACGTTTGATCTTGCGGTTGTCGATCCTCCATATGGGATCGGGATGGACGGCGGAGTAATAGGCGGGAGCGTCCTGGCAAAAAACACTAATTTTACAAAAAAAGATTGGGACAAGCAGCCGCCGGAGAAAGGATACTTTGAGGAGCTCGAAAGAGTATCCAAAAATCAGGTTATATTTGGCGCCAACTATTTTATGTCGAAGATTACGCAAAAAGACAGCCCATGCTGGATCGTGTGGGACAAAGACAACGGCGATAACTACTTCGCGGATTGCGAACTTGCGTACACATCATTCAAGTCGGCGGTCAGAAAATTCAAATATCGCTGGCAAGGGATGCTGCAAGAGAGTGTAAAAAACAAGGAGATACGTATTCACCCAACGCAAAAGCCCATTGCACTCTATGCGTGGATCTTCGCTCGGTACGCAAAACCTGGAGATAAGATCCTCGATACACACCTCGGGAGCGGGAGCAGTCGGATCGCGGCGTATGACGCAGGGCTGGATTTCGTGGGGTGCGAGATCGATAAGGATTATTTTGCAGCACAAGAGGAGCGCTTCGCCGCGCATACGGCGCAGCTATCACTATTTGTATAAAAGAGGATGGAGTATGGTAAAGAGATGTAAACGCCGGATATTTGCCGGGCATGTATGCAAGCAGATCGTGTATACCGTCGCGGACGGCACGGAGATCAAGGCCAGCAAGCCGCGCAGGCCGCGCTTTCAGACGAAGGCAGAGCGCGACGAGTTTAACGGCAAAGTCTCAGCCAGCCGCCTGGAAACGCTGGTCAATGCCAACTTCGGACCAACATCTTATTACTCCACACTGACGCTCGATACGGAGAATGAGGTACATACCGCCGCCGAGATGCGAAAGCTCCGGGACCGGTATTATCGCCGCCTTACATATAATTACCCTGATGCAAAGATCGTTGTGGTTTACGGCCAGGGGAAATCAACCAGCAGATTCCACCTGCACATGATCTCGGATGGCATTCCGCCGGAGGCAATCGGCAAGCTGTGGGGATATGGCAGCGTGATCGACTGCAAGCCGCTGCGGAGGCGCAACTATTACTTAGACGAAAACGGAAACAAGGTCGACCACGGGCAGGACTACACGGCGCTGGCCAACTATCTGCACGGCCACTGGCGCAAGGAGTTCGGCGGCCACCGATGGAAAGCGAGCCGCAACTGCGTCAGGCCGGAGCCGGAGCCTGCGACCGAAGCCGTGCGCGAGTACAGCCCCAAGCACCCGCCGGTCGCTCCGCGAGGCTATATCCTCGTCGAGGCCCGTACCACGCAGTACGGCTTACAGATATATAAATATGTAAGAGATCCAAAAGAAGAACGCAAGCGGACCGGGAGCCGCCTTATTTAAGCCTTGTAAATGTGTAGCGTTTTGAGACCAAAGACGGAAAGGAGATGGAAAAGTGTCAAAGCCGAGATACTGGTGGTACGGCAATGTCTGCCGAACGATCAGCGAATACCCGAAACTGGAACAGCAGGTTCGGGATATGAGCGGGCAGAAGATCACGCCGGGCTATTCTACTTCGGCCGGCGGAAGATCGTCCAGCCGGGCCGTCGAAGATATCGCCGTGCGCGTCCTCTCATCGCGGGAGTATGCAGACTATGCTGCCGTCCGCGCAGCAGTGGACACGGCGCGGACATGGCGCGACGGAGCCGACGTGCTGGAGATCGTGCGCCTGAGCATGTGGGGATGGCCTCGGGAGAGCATCGAGTCCGCGGCCAGGCGCGTGCATGTGAGCGCATCGACGGCCAAGCGCATGCGGGGAAGGTTCGTCTATGCGGCTGCCCGGGAGCTGGGCTATCGGGAAAGATGAGCTAACAAAGCCAAAAAAACGTGCTATGGTGATAGCGTGAAGAATTGGAGGGAACAGGATGCAGCCATGGGCCGCGCGCTTTTACGCATCCGCGCGCTGGAAGAAATGCCGCGCCGGGTATATCAAGTTCCGCCGGACCATCGACGGCGGGCTCTGCGAAGAGTGCCGGGACAAACCGGGCTACATTGTCCATCACAAGCGGGCGCTCACGCCGGACAACATCACCGACCCGGACGTCAGCCTGTCATACTCCAACCTCGAGTACGTCTGCAAAGACTGTCACGATCAGTTCGACGGTCACGGCGTCGCAAAATCTCTGACGCAAAAAATTTTCTTCGACGCTGCCGGCGACCCGATCCCCCCCGTCGCGCGAGGCCGGGGCGCCGGCTAGATCACCGCACGCCCTACCTCGGAAGAATACGCAGGCCGTTCGCGAGGCCCCCCTACAAAAGCGCGGCGATAAGTAATCCACGCGCACGCGCGGAAGGATGGCAAAAATCACGCGGAAAGGAGCTGTTTTTTGTGGCGAATCAGACGGAAAAAACGAAAGAACAGCGCATCCGCGCCGAGAAAGCCAGACTCCGGCGGATCTACAAGCTCCTGCCGAAGGAAGCGGCCGGGACCGTCGCCGGGCTCATCGATCAGGCGGCCTTCATGCGCGTCGAGTGCGAGGACATGGCCGAGGACCTGCGGGAAAACGGCTGGACCGAGCCATTCCGCCAGTCGGAGCGGCTCGACCCCTATGACCGCGCCCGTCCCATCGGCCAGGCGTACAACTCTACCAACGCGAACTACCAGAAGATCATCAAGCAGCTCACGGCGCTCCTGCCGAAGCCGGACACCGCGCCGAAGCAGGAGGACGACGGCTTCGGCAGCTTCGTCCGGGAGCGTGACGAGGTATGAAGCTCACGCGCTACCCGGAAACCTACAACCCCATCCTCGAATACTGGCAAGCCATCCAGGACGGCCGCGAGGTCGTCAGCCTGAAAGTCCAGAAGACATACCGGCACGTCGTGGAGCAGCTGGAAAACACAGATTCCGAGTTTTACTACTCGCCGCGCCGGGCCAACCACGTCCTCGAATTTTTTGAGAACTACTGCCACCACTCCAAGGGCAAGGCCGGCGGCCAGCTCGTCAAGCTGGAGCTCTGGGAAAAGGCACTGCTGGCGACCGTCTTTGGTTTTATCGACATCGAGGGCAACCGACAATACAGAGAAGCGATCCTGATTGTCGGCAAGAAGAACGGCAAGTCGCTGCTGGCCTCCGGCGTCGGCCTGTACCTGCAGATGGCGGACGGGGAAGCGGGCCCGGAGGTCTACGCCGTGGCAACCAAGCGAGACCAGGCGAAGATCATCTGGCAGGAAGCAAAGCGGATGGTCAAGAAGTCCCCGGCGCTGTGCAAACGGACGCGCTGCTTGGTCGGCGAGATAGACAGCGACTACAACGACGGCGTTTTCAAGCCGCTGGCCTCTGACAGCGACACCTTAGACGGCCTAAACATCCACGGGGCCATGATGGACGAGCTGCACCAGTGGAAAAACGGGCGCGCCCTGTACGACATTACCGCCGACGGCGTCACGGCACGCGAGCAGCCGCTGATCTTTATCACCTCCACCGCGGGCACCATCCGCGAGGATATCTACGACGAGAAGTACGAAGAAGCCGAGCGCATAATAAACGGCTACGAAGATCCGGACGGGTATCATGATCCGCGCCGGATCGCGTTTATTTACGAGCTTGACAAGCGCAGCGAGTGGACGGATCCGGGCTGCTGGAAAAAGGCAAATCCGGGCCTCGGGACGATCAAGTCCTACACGGCCCTCAAAGAGCGGGTCGAGCGGGCGGAGAAAAACCCGGCCCTCGTCCGCAACCTCGTCTGCAAGGATTTCAACATCCGCGAGACCTCCAGCGAAGCCTGGCTCAACTTTGAACAGCTGGACAACCGCGACACCTTCCAGCTCGACCGGGAAAACCGCCGCCTGATCTGGCAGCATTACATGGCGGACGGGAATGTGCAGGAGCGCGTCCTGTCCTACCCGCGCTACGGCATCGGCGGCGCGGATCTGTCCAAGACCACCGACCTGACGGCGGCGAAGGTCCTGTTCCAGGTGCCGGAGCTGCCGGAGATCCTGTTTGTGCTGCAGATGTACTGGCTGCCGCAGGACCTTTTGGAAAAGCGCGTCACGGAGGACAAGATCCCCTATGACAAGTGGCACGAGCGCGGGCTGCTCCGCCTGTCCGAGGGCAACAAGATCCGCTATGAGGACGTCAAAGCCTGGTTTGTCGAGGTCCAGGAAGACCTCGATATTTTCCTGCCGTTCTTCGGCTACGACGCCTGGTCCGCGACCTACTGGGTCGACAGTATGGCGGACTATTTCGGGGCCGAGGCCATGATCCCCGTGCATCAGGGCGTCAAGACCCTGTCCGAGCCCATGAAGCGCTGCGGCAACGACCTGGAATCCAAGCGGATCGTCTACAACAACCACCCGATCGACAAATGGAACCTCGCAAACACCGCCTACGACGAGGACAAAAACGGCAACATCCAGCCGCACAAGACGAGCAAGTCAACCCGCCGCATCGACGGCACGGCGGCCCTGCTCGACGCCTACACGATCTACGATCAGAAGCAGGCGGAATACACCAGTATGCTCTAGGAGTGACAACATGGGATTTTTGAAAAACCTCTGGACCAATATCACGACGACGAAGCGCGTCTCGACCGTCCAGATGGTGCAGGAGCGCGGGAATGGCTTTTACAGCTACAACGGCAAAATGTATCAGTCCGATATCGTCCGCGCCTGCATCCGGCCAAAGATCAAGGCCATCGGCAAGCTGACGGCCAAGCACATCCGGGAGACCATCACCGCCCAGACGCGGAAGATCGCCGTAAATCCGGAGCCGTACATCCGCTTCCTGCTCGAAGAGCCGAACCAGTACATGACCGGCCAGATGCTGCAGGAGAAGCTGGCCGCGCAGCTGGTACTCAACAACAACGCCTTCGCGGTCATCCTCCGGGATGAAAACGGCCTGCCGAACGCCATTTTCCCGGTCGCGGCCATGCAGGCCGACGCGGTCTACGACGCGGGCGGGAACCTGTACCTGAAATTTTACATGCAGAACGGCAATGTGCTGACGTTTGCCTATGACGACATCATCCACCTGCGCGGAGACTTTTACGAGAACGACATCTTCGGCGACCCCATCGCCCCGGCCATCGTGCCGCTCATGGAGATCGTCACCACGACGGATCAGGGCATCGTCAAGGCCATCCGGAATAGCGCCGTCATCCGATGGCTCCTGATGTTCGCATCCTCCATGCGCGCGGAGGATATCAAGAAGCGCGCGCAGGACTTTGCCGACAGCTTCCTCAATGTTTCCAACGGCACGGGCGTCGCGGCCGTCGACGCAAAGGCCGAGGCCAAGCAGATCGACCCCAAGGACTACGTCCCGAACGCCGCCCAGATGGATAAGACCACGCAGCGCATCTACGCCCTGTTCAACACCAACCCGCACATCGTCACGTCCATTGCCACGGAGGATGAGCAGAACGCCTATTTTGACGCCGAGATCGAGCCGGTTTTGAAGCAGCTGAGCGGCGAGTACACCCGCAAGCTCTTCTCCCGCCGCGAGCGTGGCTGCGGCAACCGCATCGTCTTTGAGGCGTCCGCGTGGGACTTCGCGTCGACCTCGACCAAGCTCAACCTCCTGCAGATGGTCGACCGCGGCGCGCTGACGCCGAACGAATGGCGTCGCGCCTTTAACCTCGCGCCGGTCGACGGCGGCGACAAGCCAATCCGGAGGCTCGATACGCAGCCGGTCAATCAGAATACCACCAAGAAGGGAGATGAAACCGCATGAAGATCAGCATTCGCGGGCCCATCGTGTCCAGCAACCAGCACCGCTTTTATCAGTGGTACGGCATGGAGGCGACGAGCCCTAAATCCGTAGCCGACGCGCTTGCATCCGGAAACGGTGAGCGGGCAGAGGTCGAGATCAATTCCGGCGGCGGCGAGATCTTCGCCGCAAGCGAGATCTACACCGCCCTGCGCAATTACGCGGGCGGCGTCCACATCCGCATCGTCGGCCTCGCGGCCTCGGCCGCGTCCATCATCGCTATGGCGGGCGAGTCGGAGATGACGCCGACCGGCATGATGATGATCCACAACGTCAAGTCCAGAGCCGACGGCGACTACCGCCAGATGGAGCACACCGCCGGTGTCCTGCGCGACGCCAACCTCGCCATTATCTCGGCCTACGTCGCCAAGACCGGCAGGCCGGAAGCGGAGATCGCCGCCATGATGGACGAGGAGACGTGGGTAACGGCCGAGCGGGCCGTAGAACTTGGCCTCGTCGACAAAGTGATGGAGCTGGACAACGACAGGAAGCCGCTGACGGCGGACTTTTGCGCCGGCATGCTCAGCGAGGACGCGCTGCGGCGCGCAGAAAACATGATAAAAGATCAGGCCGGAATGCCTGGTTTTTTTACGCCCGACCGGGCGGCAGCAGAAGCAAAAATGAAATTTTTAACACTCAAAGGAGAATTGAAATGACAAAGGAATTTTACAACACCAAGCGCCAGAAGCTCATGGACGAAGCCCAGAAGCTGCTGGACGAAGGCAAGACCGCAGAGGCACAGGCCAAGATGAAAGAAGTCGAGGCCCTCGACGCCAAGTTTGAGGAGGAAGCCAAGATCCAGGCGAACCTCAACGCACTCGTGGGCGTGAAGATCGCCGCACCGGCAGCAGACCCGCAGACCATCGTCATGACCGGCAGCGCCAAGCAGCAGACCATCGTGAACCGCTTCGACACCGACGAGTACAAGAATGCGTTCATGAACCTCGTGCTGGCTGGCAAGCCCATTCCGGCCGAACTCACGAACGTGGACGCCAACACCAAGACGACCGACACCGGCGCGGCCATCCCGACCACAACGCTCCAGAAGATCTACGAGAAGATCGAAGCGACCGGTATGATTCTGCCGCGCGTCACGCGCACCTCCTATCAGGGCGGTGTCAGCGTGCCGACCAGCTCGGCCAAGCCGACCGCGACGTGGGTATCCGAGGGCGAAGGCTCCGACACGCAGAAGAAGGTGCTAGGCTCCATCACCTTCGGCTACTACAAGCTCCGCTGCGCGATCCGCATGTCGCTAGAGGTGACGATTACGACCTACCCGATGTTCGAACAGCAGTTCGTCGCAAACGTCGCCGAGGCTGTTGTTAAGGCCGAGGAAAAGAGCGTCATTGACGGCTCCGGTTCTGGCCAGCCAAAGGGCATCCTGAAGGAGACCGTCGCGACCGGCCAGAACATCGATATCGCCGCCGCGGCCACGGCCCTGACTTACAAGGACCTTGTCGACGCGGAAGCCGCCCTGCCGCAGGCCTACGACGCCGGCGCTGTCTGGTGCATGAGCAAGAAGACGTTCATGCAGCAGATCGTCGGCATGGTAGACGACAACAAACAGCCGGTCGCGCGCGTGAACTACGGCCTGAACGGCAAGCCGATCTATTCCATCTTTGGCCGCGAGATCGTCCTCGTCGGCGACTACCTGCCGACCTTCACCGCGACGGTGACGGCGGACACGATCTTCGCCTTTATCTTCGACTTCAAGGACTACCTCTGGAACGAGAACCTTGGCATGACGTTCCGCTCCTACACCGACGAGAAGACCGACGACAAGGTGACTGTGGCCGTCGCGCTGGCCGACGGCAAGTGCGTCGACGTCAACAGCCTCGTCACGCTGACCAAGAAGAAGGCCTGACGGCGCGCGGCCAACAGGGAGGGATAACCAATGGCTTTGATCAACGTTGCAAAAACCGCCCTGCGGCTGACCACCAACGCCCTTGACGATGAGCTCGCCGACGAGATCGACGCCTGCCTCCTGCGCCTGCACCTTGCGGGCGCAGAGGGAGCGGACGAAGATCCGCTGGTCAAAGACGCCGTCCGCGCATACGTCCGCTGGCAGCATGATTTCTGCGGCCGGGGCGAGGAATGGAAGACCTGCTTTGCAGATATCCGCGACGCTATGGGGCTGTCCGACGATTACAGGGCAGTCCAAGCTAGCGGCGGAGCAGGAGGTGCTTGCTGTGATCTTTGACACGCAGATCACGCTGCGCCTGTTCTCCTACCCCATCGTAAAAGGCAAGACGACGGAAAAGCTCGAGCGAGAAACCACCGTCTGGGCTGCCCGCAAGTCCGTAAACCGCGCCGAGTATTATCAGGCCGCACAAGCCGGCAAGCGCACGGACGTAATTTTCCGCATGCACAGCGCGGAATACGGCGGCGAGCAGCAGCTCATCTGCGGCTCGAACGTCTTTGACGTCGTCCGCAGCTACGGGCAGGAAACAGAGGAAATCGAGCTGACCTGCAAACGGAGGGACGGCGCATGATGATCTATGAGGCGCTATCAAGCCTGGGCGTTCCGGTCTGCCACCCACCCTATAAGGGCGCGGAGGAAACCTACATCACCTATCAGCTGCTCGGCCAGTCCGGGCAGCTCTACGCCGAGGGCGGCGAGGCAGAGACCGGCGTGCAGTACGCCGTTTCCATCTTCGCCGAGGGCTTTGCCGCCAACCTGCTCCAGCGCACGAAAGCCGCGCTGGAGGCCGCAGGCTACATTGCTACCGTCGACATGGAGACCTACGACAAGGAGACAGGCCGCACGCAGATCGCACTCATCGCCGAGACGGAGGGCGCGGAGTATGGCTAAGATCTCGTTTTCCGGAACGGATGAGCTCATGGCAACGCTACAAAAGGCCAACGTCTTTGACGACGAAACGCAGCAGGAGCTTTTATATGCTGCAGGTGACATCATCGTTGAGGAACTGCAAAAAATGGTCAAGGCGAGCGGGTTCCGGACCGAGGCATATGCATCCAGCGTGAAATACCGCAAAACCATCAAACGCGACAAAAACGGAGACCCGTACATCTCCATCACCGCAGTCGGCAAAAACGAGCACGGAACGCGCAGGGCGACCGTGCTTTTTGTTTTGAATTACGGCCGCGCGAAGAAGTACGGGCAGATCACAGGAACTTATTTTTGGACCAAGGGCGTCCGAAACGCGCAGAAGCGCGTAAACGCGGAGCTCGAAAAGATCCTTACACAAAAGCTGAAAGAAAGGGGCCTATTGTAAATGCCTAGTTTTGACTTACGCGGCATCCGGGCGGGAAAGTATAAAAACACGTCCGGCACCGTGACCTACACAGAGCCGACCGACGTCGGCGACGCCATGAGCGCGCAGCTGGAACTCAAGTTCGCCGAGGGCCGCCTGTACGCGGAATCCAAGCTTGCCGAGTATATCAAGCTTGCCACCGGCGGAACGATCTCGCTGGCTGTCAAGTACATCAAAAAGGCCGCACAGGCCATGCTCTACGGCTGCACATCCGATACGAGCAAAGAAAATCTGAAATTCTCGGCAAAAGACATCGCAAACTATGTCGGCGTTGGCTTTTACGCGCCGGATAAGATCGACGGCGTGACCAAATACACCTGCGTCTGGGTGCCGAAAGCGCTGTTCGGCCCGCCCTCGCTGAGCTATCAGACCAAGGGCGAGAACATCCAGTTCAACACGCCGACCACGACCGGCGAGTTCCTCGCAGACGATTCGACCGACGAGCTGCTGCTCGAGACCGAGACCGTCGACACCGCGGCGGAGGCCGTTGCCTGGATCAAGGGAAAGTTGGGTGAGACCTGATGGAGACGACCAAACTCGAAACCGTAGACTATGAATTTGAAGGCCGGGTGTACCGGCTGACCTGCAACATGAACGCCATCGCATACGTGCAGGACGAATACGATGGAAATCTCGTGCAGGCGCTGGATCGGGTCCGTGGGATCAAAAGTACGCTGGCGTTTCTCGCCGGCATGCTGACGGACGCAGCGGATTCACAGGGAATAACCGATGAAAACGGACTGCCGCTGGTATTTACGCGGAAGCAGCTGGGGCGAAAGCTCACGCTCACGCAGACTGTAGAGGCCGGAAAGCTGATCTATCCGCTGGTCCGGGCCGAAATATTGAAGAACGCGGGGGCCGAAACGAAACCGCAGGAAGACGAAAAAAACTGACACAGCCGGGGGAACCGAAGCCGAACGGCTTTGATTTCCCCGGCTATCTTGCCATCTGGCTCTTCCGGCTGCATCTGCCGGAGCGGGATTTCTGGAAAACCATGTCCCCGCGCCGCATAACACTCCTGCTAGACGCGCTTGCGCCGAAAAAGCAGCCGGAGCAGCCGCAGAGCCTGTCGGCCTATCTGAACGGAGGCACATAACATGCCCAACATCAACACAAGATTTACGCTTTCGGGCGAAAAAGAATATAAGCAGGCCATTTCCGAGATCGGCAGCGGAATGAAGGTGCTGGACTCGGAAATGCGCAAGGTATCCTCTGCCTACGCGCAGAACGCCGACAGCGTCGAGGCACTGAACGCCAAAAACGACGTGCTCGAGCGCAAGATATCCACGCAGACAGAAAAGATCGAGTATCTGCGTGCCGCCCTGCAGCAGTCCGCCGAGAAATACGGCGAGGCAGACAAGCGCACAATGCAGTGGCAGACCAGCCTCAACAACGCCGAGGCTGAGCTGAACAATCTCAACAACCAGTTTGACGAGAACAAGCAGAAGATCGCCGACTCCGGCAAGGAGATGGGCAACCTCGGAGATATCGTGAACGGGCTGACGCAGAAACTCGGCATTCAGCTGCCGGACGGCATGAAGTCCTCAATGAACGCCATGGGGAGCCTTGACGCGTCGTCTCTGGCGCTTGCTGGTACATTCGCTGCCGTTGCGGCGGCGATCGTAAAAGTCGAAAAGGCCATGATCTCCATGACGAAGGAATCTGCGTCTTTTGCCGACAACATCATCACGCTTTCCATGCAGACCGGGCAATCGACACAGCAGCTGCAGGAGTTTTCCTACGCAACCGAGCTGATCGACGTCTCTGTCGATACCCTGCAGGGCAGTCTCCGTAAACTGACCAACAACATGCAGGACGCCATGAACGGAACCGGTAATGCCAAGGACGCGTTTGACACTCTGGGCGTCTCCGTCACAAATACCGTTGACGGCAGCATGCGCAGCGCGAACGACGTCTTTTACGAGACAATCGACGCCCTAGGTCAGGTCAAGAACGAGACCGAGCGGGACGCCATGTCCATGGACATTTTCGGCCGCTCCGCGCAGGACCTGAACCCGCTGATCATACAGGGGTCGGACACCCTCAAGGCCTACGCCGAAGAGGCACATAATGTCGGCTATGTCCTCGACAACGACGCGCTTTCCGCCCTCGGCGCGGTCGACGACGCATACCAGCGCCTGCAAAAGACACAGGAGGGCGTCAAAAACCAGCTTTCCGCCGAGTTTGCGCCGTACCTCGAAGAGTTTTACGGTGACGCGACGCAGGGTGTGAAGGATCTCGGGAAGGCAATCAAGGACTCCGGCATCGTCGACGCCTTCGGCATGCTGCTGGAGACGGTCGGTGACATCCTAAACCCAATGTCAGACCTGTCCAACAACCGCGTTCCGGCGCTGACCAACGCCCTGCGGCCGCTGGCGGAGGTCATGGCGCTGATCGCCGATACGGCGGACTTTTTCGCCGGCCTTTTTACGCTGGATTTTAAGAAAATGGGCAATGCCCTCGGCTTTGGCTACGCAAGCGGCAACGGCAATAAGTACCAGACACTGCAGGACAGCTACGCGGCAAAATCGTGGGGCAGCAGCGCGTCCGACCTGTCCAAGGCCTACGAGGACGCCATTGCCCGCGGCGATTCGTCCACCATCGGTATCACCGAGGACGAATGGATCCGCCGCTATCTGGGCGGCAACGCCGCCGGTACGGACAACTGGTCCGGCGGCTGGACGCGGGTCAATGAAAACGGCCTTGAGCGGATCTATCTCCCCTCCGGCTCGCGCATCCAGACGGCCAGCGAGACACGCTACACGGGCGGCGGCGACATCTACATCGACAAAGTCATCATCCCGGCGTCCGATATCCGGGAGTTGAACGATATCGTGACGATCTTTACCAACGAGCGAATCACGCAGCGAATGGGGGTGCGGTAAGTGGCGACTTTTACAGTACAGGCCAGCGGGTCGACCGCAGTCTCCAAGTCCCACCCGAACACAAACTACTCAGATCTTACGCAGTACAAGCTGTTTGTCGATCCGTTTACGAACCATGACGGAACATATGACGGCTGGGATAATATCCTGCTGAAATTCGGCGAGCCTGCGGCAGCATACAAGTACAAACGTATCACAAAGGTAAGGCTTGTAATATACGCCATGCCGACAGCCGGTACTTTGGGCAGTTGGGGAGCTGCATACATAGCGGCTTACGGGCAAGGCTTGGCAGAGCCGCTCGATACAAGCGCGGCAACGTATGCGACACAGCCAAAACTGTATGGCAATGGAGACGGCGTTGGGTCAGCAAGCTGGGATACCCTCAACCAAGTTGTGCAGGCCGAGGCAGTATTCACGATGTCCCTTTACGATGCGGCGAAAAAGAAGAATCTTGAGAGCGGCCTGCGCAACGGCTTCGCATTTGCTTTTTCGGCTGGCGGAACGGGACGCGCGTCCGAAGCGGTTTTTTACGGCGTGAAATCGTCTTACAAACCGTTTCTGGAATGCGAGTATTCGGACGACGATGTGGGCATCAATGCAAGTGACTTTTCCCCGGCGGCAGGTGCTTTTGTAAACAGGGCGCAAAAGAGCACGTTTACGTGGACGTGTACAGATGACACAGATCTTACGCAGACTTGCTTCGCGGAAATCAAACAGACGTCAGCGGTTTTTGAGTGGCGCGTAAAAAATGCGAGCACCTCAAACACAGTCAGCGTCTCCGGCGCGACGACCTCTTGCACAGTCCCGGCAAACACATTCCCGTCCGGGACGATCGAGTGGCGCGTAAAGGTGACGGCGAACAGCGGAACGACAACAACGTCTGCATGGCAGGAGATCACAACGACAGACGTCACACCATCCTGCAAGCCGGTCTCTCCCTCCGGCATCGTCATCGACGCCACGATCGTCAATCGGTTTAGCTGGCAGCACATCATTTCAACCGGCACGCCGCAGAGCAAGGCAGATCTGCAATGGTCCGCCGACGGCGCGACGTGGAATACCCTCGCGACCGTTACCGGCGCGGATCAGTATTACGACGTCCCGGCAAACACCTTTGCCAGTGGCACGAAATACTGGCGCGTGCGCACCTACAACACCGACGGCACAGCGTCCGAGTGGTCGGACGCGGCGGAGTTTATCGCCATAAACGCGCCGTCCGCTCCGTCCATCGTCATCCAGTCCACCGGCCCGCGCCCGCGCATCACCTGGCAGACGTCGGAGCAGGAGGCCTATCAGCTGACGCTGTCCAACGGCTACGCGTCCGGCACGGTCTACGGCACGGACAAGGCATGGCGCTCGCCTGTCTATTTGGCCGACGGCAGCTACACGGTCCGCGTCCGCGTACAGAATCAGTACGGCATGTGGTCGGAGTGGAGCGCAGCCGCCCTGCCTATCTCCCACACCGAGGGCGAAGCGATCACCCTGACCGTCTCTGCCGGGCGCGAAGCGGCACTCAGCTGGCAGACGGCCGGGAGCTATGACTTTTACCTGATCGAGCGGGACGGCGTGGCCATTGCCCGCACAGACGCTAAGGAGTACACAGACAAGCGGAGCATCGGCTCCGTTACCTACCGCGTCCGCGGCTGCTACGATGACAGCGATAACTACGGCGTGTCCAATTCGGATACCGTCGAGGTCCTGCCGGAGAGCAACACGATCTGCGACCTCTCGACCGGCGTCTGGCTTGACATGTGCCTGTCCGAGACACAGCTGCGCACCAACCGCGTCAGCTTCTCGGCCGGCGTCAGCACGGTCCATCTGGCCGGGCTGGCCTACCCTGTGGAGGAGCGCAGCGAGCAGCGCGACCGCTCACTCGCCGTCGCTTGCGCATGGCCGCACAGCCAGCGCGCCAGCGCGCTCGCGCTCGAAGCTCTCGTCGGGCGGCTCGTCTGCCTGAAAGATCACTACGGCAACATGGCAATCGGCACACTTCCGTCGCTGGAGAGCAACAGCGATGAGTTTATGCGGCGGTACTCCTTTACCGTATCCCACACCAACCAGGAGGAGGCGATCACCCTTGACCCGTGACGTCCGATACCGCGTCGACGTCCTGCGCAACGGCGCGCCCGTCACGCAGCTGCAATGGGCCGACGGAGATGCGCCGCAGATCGTGTGGGATCGCGCTGCCAACATCCACGGCGCGCTGCGCGGGAGCTTCCGACCGAACGACCTTGCGGAGCTGGAATCCGATGAGCTGCGCCCATGGATGAGCGTTGACGGCGTCGAGACCTCCCTCGGGATCTATCAGGCCACGACCGTCAGCAAAAAAGGCAGCGCCGGAAGCACGCGCGTAGAGATCGAAGCATACGACCGTTGCTGGCGGGTGTACACGCAGAAAACAGAGACGCTCCTGCATTTGTCCGCCGGAGCGTCCTACCTCACGGAGATCCGCAAGCTCCTGACCGCCTGCGGCGTCACGCTGGTGATCGCAACGCCGAACGACGCGACCTTGCAGACTGACCGCGAGGACTGGGACATCGGCACCAGCTACCTGACGATCGTCAACGACCTGCTGGCCGAAATCAATTACGAGAGCCTGTGGTTTGACGCTGACGGCGTCTGCCGCCTGGAGCCATACCAGGAGCCGTCCGCCGCGATCATCGATTGGCGATATGGCACGACAGATCTGTTTTTGCCGGAAAAGCATCTGGGGCAAGACTGGTCGGACGAAACGGATATTTTTGACGCCCCAAACGTCTTTGTTGTGACCTGCAACAACCCGGACATGGACGCGGCCATGGTCGCGACAGCCGTTAACGACAATCCGGCGTCCAAAAAATCCACCTTTAAGCGCGGCATGCGCATCACCTCCGTCGAGCGGGTGGACAACATCGCGTCGCAGGAGGAGCTGCAGGCCTACGCAAATAAACGGCGCAACGAATCCCTGCTGGCCGCGCGCGCGATCACGTTTTACACGCTCAACGAGCCGGGGCATGGCGTCGGCGATATCCTCGCTCTGACGCACGACGAACTCGGCGGGATATACCTTGAGACCGGCTGGTCGATCACGATGCAGGCCGGCAGCCTTATGACACACTCTGCAAAAAGGACGGTGATCGCCTGATGGAGGGCATCAACAGTTTATTTGTATCATCGATCAGCATGCCGGACGAAAATCTGCCGGAAAACTTTCTGGCGACCGTCGGCGCGGTCTATGACGATGGTCTGTCCCTCATCCTAGAGGGGCAGACGGAAGCCACAACAAAGCACTATAAATGCAACACATCCGCCACCTTTGCCGCGGGAGACCGCGTCAAGGTCGCGCGGATCTCCGGCAGCTATATCGTCGAGTACGTCGTAGGACCGCCGGGAAGCGGTGGAGGCGGCGGAACAACAGAAACGCCGTATGCGATCCAGCGCGGGAGTAACGGTATCTTTGTACATGCAAGCAAAAATATGCTGGTGCCGATGGTGAAGGATATGTACATAGGAGCAACAGATAAGCCAGTGAATTTGGCAGCGAAGTATCTGTATATGTGCTACAACAACTACACCCGCGCGGAGATATACTGCAACAACGCAGGCAAGCTTGTCGTAAATGGCACAGTAATTGGATAGGAGGAAAACAGCATGATCCAGATCCACATCACCAAAGCCTGCGCGCATCTGTGCTCGCCGCCGGAGCTGCTGACGGCGGGCATGGCCAAGGCTGTGACCGTTGAGTTCGTGTTTTCTGACGATTGGAGCGGGCTGACGAAGACAGCCGTCTTCTCGGCCGGCAGAACTACCGTGGATGTGATGGAAAGCGCGTGGGACGGCAACAAGGTTGTGGTACCGCATGAAATTCTGGCAGACGCGGGGCCGATCGCACGCGTCGGCGTCTACGGCGCAAACGCGGACGGGCTGATATTGCCGACAGTGTGGGTAACGCTCGGCAAAGTCATGCCGGCGGCAGAGCCGTCCGGAGATCCGGGGGCAGACCCGACGCTGCCGATCTGGGCGCAGCTGCAAAACCAGATCGGCGATCTGGACGACCTCAAGACCTACAACAAGGGCAACCTCGTCGACGCCATCAACGAGGCCCGCAGCTCCGGAGGCTCCGGCGGCGGAGGCTACACCATCGGCGAGGGCCTCAAGCTCGACGCGGCCACCAATACCCTGTCCGTCGACACGGCCGCGGCCGTCGAGAAGGACAACACCAAGCCCGTAACAAGCGCCGCCGTGTATACGGAGGTCGGAAACATCAACGCCCTGCTGGCGACAATCTAAAGGAGTGATTTTATGAGCACACAGACGGAAATTACCAGACTGCAGACCGCGCGGAACAAGCTGCGCACATGGCTCGTCGGCCTCGGCCTCGCCGCGAGCACGGACAAACTCGACGCGCTGGCCGACAAGGCGGCAGCCATTAAAAATAACGGCGCGATCGACGCGCAGGTCAAGGAGGGCGAGAGCTACACCGTCCCGAAGGGCTATCACAACGGCTCCGGCACGGTCAAGGGCGTCTCCGGCGGCGGCAACTACAACCTGCAGGCCAAATCCGTCGCGCCGACAAAGGAGCAGCAGTCCGTCGCTCCGGATCAGGGCTACTATGGCCTGTCTTCCGTCACCGTCGGCGCCATCCCGGAAAACTACCAGGACGTATCCGCCACGACGGCCGCGCCCGGCGACGTGCTGGCGAATAAAGTCTTTATCGATGCCGACGGCGTAACGCAGGCAGGCACCATGCCGGACAACGGCGCAGTATCTAAGGTGCTGGACGCCACGACCGGCAATCAGGAATACACCGTCCCGGCGGGCAAGCACTCCGGAAAGGGCAAGGTATCCGTCGTGCTGGAAACCAAGTCCGCCACGCCTGCCGAGGCCGCGCAGGACATCACGCCCACGAAGGGCAAGGTTCTCGGCAAGGTAACCGTCGGCGCGATCCCGGCCAAGTATAAGGACGTTTCGGGCGTGACGGCTGGCGCGGGAGACGTGCTGGACGGGAAATTCATAGTCGACGCGACTGGCGCGAAGATCGAGGGCACCATGGCCAACAACGGCGCGATCGCAAAGACCATCGACGGCCTGACACAGACAAGCGTCGCGGTCCCGGCGGGCTACACCTCCGGCGGCACGGTATCGCTGACCGACGCGATCGAAACGGCACTCGCCGCGATCTGAGGAGGCCGCCATGAGTATCCAGAGCGAAATCGACCGCATTATCACGGCAGTCGGCGCGGCGTATGACGCGGTAGACTCCAAAGGCGGCACAGCCCCTGCGGCACAGACCATCGGCGGACTTGCTGCAGCAGTCGGCACGATTCCGACCGGAATCGTGCCGAAGCTGATCGTAACGGTATCTGCCGGGGCGACGGTCACAGCAACAAACGGCTCCAAAACGATCAGCGGAACCGCCGACAGCGCCGGCGTTTGCACGCTTACCGTGCCGGAACCTGGTACATGGAGCGTATCTGCAACGCTGGGCGGGCAAACGTCCGACACAAAAACCGTATCCATCACGGACAACTACGCGGTGGCGCTGACGTTCTTCTCCGCGACGATCACCGTCAACGTGGCATCCGGCGCGACCGTCACGCTGAAAAAGGGCGGGACGACTATCGCAACAAAGACAAGCAACGGGACGGCGGTTTTCACCGTCACGGAGACGGGTACATACACCGTCGAGGCCACAAAGAGCGGTCAGACGACGAGTGGCTCCGTCAATGTCGTTTCCGGCACGACCTCCTATGCGTTGACGCTCTCTTTCGTAAGCTCCACGCTCAACGACAACGAGTGGAGCGTTATAAAGTCCGTTTCCGATGCAGGACAGGGCGCGAACTATTGGAGCATCGGCGACCGAAAGGCGGTCACACTGAACGGCACAGTCGGCGCGCTGACGCTATCTAATTACACAACATATGTGTTCATCATCGGGTTTAACCATAATGCGAGCGTCGAGGGTGCAAACCGCATTCATTTCCAGTTAGGAAAAACGGCGATATCCGGCGGTACAGACGTTTGCCTATGTGATACCTATTACGGCGATATGGGCGGAGGCTTCCGAATGAATACAAGCAGTACAAGTTCTGGCGGCTGGAAATCATCAAATTTGCGGACGAAAATATGTGGTACAAACCTCTCAAGTTATTCTGGCACGATAATTGCAGTCATCCCAGCGTCGCTTCGCGCGGTGCTAAAATTCGTGACGAAGTACACGAATAACATTGGTAAGAGTACAACCGCAGATGCGATTACAGCAACAACTGATTACCTTTTCCTGCTATCAGAATACGAAGTATTTGGAGATATCACTTCTGCGAACAACAATGAATCGAGCAAACAGGCGCAGTATGCGTATTACAATGCCGGAAACGCAAAAACAAAATACAAGCATGATTCAGTATCTACAGCCGCCTTTTGGTGGCTACGCTCTCCTGTCAAAAATTATGATGGAGGTTTTGCTCTCGTAGGAACAGGAGGCACAAGCGGAGAGGATTACGCAGCAACATCGTATGGCTTCGCGCCCGGCTTTTGCGTATGAGGGACAAGCACATGGAGTATATCGTATATAAGCGGTTTCGTGGAGCGGGGATAGAGGGGGAATTTAATCTCCGGTACGGAACTGTGGTATCGGAAATCGAAGGGTTTCTGTTTGCATCGGACGGCAGGCGGATATGCGCTGCGACGTCCGAAAACGGATGGGAGCATTTCAGGCCGAACACGCAGGAAGGTGCCGAGCGGCAGAAAATGCTTGAACGCCTCTATCAATGGTATGCAAAGCACGGCTGTGGTGAAGACTTTACGGATGAAAAATGGCCGGGGCAAGAAAACAGCTACTGGAAAAACCGGCTGCGTACCGCAAGCACAAGCCGGCTGAAACAAATATACACGGAAAAGATCGGAGGGAAAGCATGTATATCGTCTCAAGAGAAGGAACGTTTGACGGATACGCAGACAGTGTGATCCCGATCAAACTGCACCAGAACGGGTGCTATGTGCCATGCGAGGAGAGCAAAGCGGATGGATTCTGCGCAAAAAGAGCCATCCTGCAGACGGACGAGGACGGGAACAAATACAGGGCGCTGGATGATACAGTGTACCGGCTGGAAGGGCATACGCTAAAAGGCAATGAGCCGGTCGGAAGCTACGAGCAGCATGGCGCAGCCGTCCCGCTGACCGAGGCGGAAGCCGCGCTTGCAGAACTGGAGGCAGCCTATGACGCAGGATAAATTGGAAAAGCTCAAAACCGCCATCAAGGACGGCAAGCTGGTGCAGGAGGCGGGCGGCATCACGGAGGACGTGACGCAATCGGACAAGCTGGGCTACGACTGGCGCAACATCTACGTAAACAAGATCCTCGTCCGGCAGGAGTACGTTGAGCAGGCCGTGAAAGCCGGCACGGCGGACAACCCAATCGTGTGGGCCTCCGGCATGACCCTCATCCAGAACGCGTACTACACGCACAACGGCGAGATCAAGGTCTGGATGGGCGCGGCCGGGAAAAAGGCCGACTGGACAGACGCGGCCTTTGTGCCGATCTGATAACGCGGAAGGGAGAACGCCATGGACACCAAAACCATCATCGTTACACTCGTCTGCGCCGTGCTCGGATCGTCCGCGCTGACGGCGGTCGTCAATGCCGTCGTCGGCGCGATACAGAAAAAGCGCGGCAAGGCCACGACGCAGGAGGCGCACCTAGCCGAGATCGACAAAAAGCTCGGGAAAATGCAGGAGCATCAGGATGAGCAGTATCTGGCGATCCTCCGGCTGACCATCATGTCGGAGGAAATGCCAATGGCAGAGCGTTTGATTGCCGGGCAGAAATACGTCAAGCTGGGCGGAAACGGCGATGTAAAAAAGTTTTTGCACCAGCTGGAGGCGCAGTGCGAACGCAATGGAGTTTAGCAAGAAGTGGCTGATCTGCAGCGCGCTCGTCAGCCTCGCACTCATTATCGCCTGCGCGGCAGGCGCAGACCTGACAGAGATCACGCTTGCGGTGCTGGCTGAAACGACGGCCTCCAGCGGCTTTTACCTCTGGAAAGCCAAAAATGAGAACCGCGCGAAGTACGCGCAGAAGTACATGGATAAATGGGCCGAGAAATACGGCCCGGAAGCGGCGGCACGTATCGCGGAGATCGTGCTGAAGGACTGAAAGGAGTATACATATGGACTACACACAGATCATCTCAGCAGTGATCGCGCTCATCAGCGCGCTCGTTTCGGCGTTTCTGATCCCATGGCTCAAAACCAAGATCGACGCCAACAAGCTGCAAACCATCAAAACATACGTCGAGATCGGCGTAAAGGCTGCGGAGCAGCTCTATGACGCGACGGACGGCCCGGCGAAAAAGGCGTATGTTCTCAGCTTTTTGGCCGAAAAAGGGATCACATTTGATAGCAAGGTTATTGATAAATTGATCGAGGCCGCCGTGCTGCAGCTGCACCACGAGCTGTACGGGAGTGAGCGGGTATGAGTTACGTTATGAGAGCGTCCGAGCTTGTAAAAAGGCATATCGAAGTCGCGAAGAACTATAAAACCGTGTACATGTGGGGCTGCTTCGGCTCGCCGGTCACGGATGGGATCATCGCAGAGAAGGCCAAGCAATACCCAGACTGGTACGACGCAGCAAAGCAGGCCAGATTCCGCGGGCTGATCGGGAAGGGCTACTTTGGCTTTGACTGCGTGAATCTCACAAAGGGGATCCTGTGGGGCTGGAACGGAAACAAAAATGCATACCACGGCGGCGCACGCTACGCCGGAAACGCCGTCCCGGACGTCTCCGCAGACGGCATGATCGCGAAGTGTCAGGACGTATCCGCGTCCGGCTGGGACAAACTCGTCCCAGGCGAAGGCCTGTGGATGCCCGGACACTGGGGCATGTACATCGGAGACGGCTTGGCCGTTGAGTGTACGCCCATCTGGGATAATGGCGTGCAGATCACTGGCGTCGGCAACATCGGTGTCAAGGGCGGCTACAACAGCCGCGTATGGCAGAAGCACGGCAAGCTCCCGTGGGTGGACTACAACACGAAAACCGTCGACAAGGCCGTCGAGGACGCCAAGAAGACCATCAAGGCAAAGGCCGGACTTGCGGACAACACGATCAAATATCTTGCCGATTACAAGTACGGCGATGATCTCCTGAAAAAACTGGCTGCTGCCATGAGATAAAACCTGCCAGGACGGCGGGCAGAAGGGAGTGACAGCAAATAACTGCGCGGCTGGCTCTGCCGAAGGAGCTGGAACACCTCACGCGCAGCGACTGGGAGCACATCACTGACGAGGGCATACTGGATCAGATCGATCAGCAGATCGTGAAGCTTTATATCGTGCGCAGGCTCCCGCAGATGGACGCCGCCGCCGAGATCGGCGTCGACCGCAAAACCATCTCCCGCCGCCTGCCGCACATCATCACAATTGCCCGCCGCATCGCCGGGAGGCAGCATACAGAGTAAAAGCCCGTGGATCACTCCACGGGCTTGCTTTTTTAATCATGATCTTCCGTCTCGACGTCTTGCAGCTCCTGCGCCGAGAAGGACAAAATTTTTGCAGCCATATTGACCACATACTCCGGGCACTTGCGCGTCCCGGTACACCACCTGTTGACGAGCGTCACATCGATGCCAAAATACTCGGCAAATCGGCGCTGGGATATGCCGTATCGGTCGAGAAGCCCCAACAATGTACGGGCAGGCTCGCAGAGCGAATCGCTCACAGTGGTGTGACGCTTTTTATCTGGATGCTTTTGCTTTTTAGGATGCGGACGCGGTGGACCCAATCTCCTTGAGATCGAAACGGAGCACAAAGGGCAATATTTCTGCCGTCCGCTTAGCACGACATACTCTTTGCCACACTGCAAGCAGATGGAAACGGACCCGAGCTGCCGGTGGGCCGCTCCATCGATGGCGTCGGCAGCGACCGAGTGGAGTCTTGGCTTATATTTCGGCGCGCAATCCGGGCACAGCATTTTCGCGGGGGAGGTTATAATATACTCCTTCCCGCAGTTAACGCAAATTCCAGTGCCGCCTATTTTACGGTTGGGATTACGATGCTGTGCACAGCCAGGGCAATATTTCTGCCTGGGCCCAGTTACAATGTACTCTTTCCCGCAGCGCACGCACAGATCGGAAGATCCGATCGTGCGGCGTGGCACATCAGGTTTACGATCCGACATTTTCAGTAGCAAATGCGGATGCTTCCGTCGCTATCGGCAACAAGGGTATAACTGGTGCTGTCATCGTGCGCGTCGGCGACCCACTCTTCCTCGTCTTCGTCGTACCGGATGCTGCCGTAGTCAACGACCAGATCGGCCATCTCTTCTGCATTGTCTGCCAGCCAGTCGCGAATCATGGTATCCATCATATCTCTGTTCATTTCGTACATTTTAATTTCCTCCCCGGCTTTCGCCTTGCTTTATCTTATGGCTTATTATACACGCAATGCGTGCAAATGTCAAGGGGTTTTTGGGGGAATTGCAAAATTTGTTGTTACACGTTTTTGCTTAAAATCTCCGCTGCCATCGCGACCACATACGGCGGGCACGATCTTCGCCCGCCGCACCAGTCCTGCACGGTGCGGAGCGGAATATTAAAATACTGTGCAAAGCCGGTCTGCGTCAGACCGTGCTTTTTGAGCAGCTCCGGGATCGTGCAATGCGCGCCGTCCCAGATCGCGCCGAGCAGTGCAAGACGCTCCACTGGGCTCTCGGTGCATTCGGCACCGCCCCAGATGCTTGATAGCGCCATATCTGAAATATAGACATTGCGGTTGGCGTACGCACCGGCCTTGGCATAGAGCGCGGCGCGGGTTGTAGGTGTGAGCTTCATGAGATCGGAAGAGCACACGTCT